TGGTAGGCTCGACGTTCGCCACAGCGAGGCGCACTCTTTGCAAAGCCCTACCGGGCAACGCCGCATGGTCATCGGGCATAGACCCGCGCAGAAAGGCGAAAACGGAGGCTGTAGAGTCAGATACAGAGGAATCAACAACCGAAACCGAATAATAAACCAACATAATAAATTTTAACAACGGCGCGGTTTCATTATAGAAATCGCGCCGCTTCTTGTTTCGATACTACACTGCCCAATTCTCAATCGGCAATCCATTGATTGGATTAAAGTGTTTTACGTTGCGTGTGACTATTGTATAACCACTAACAATACATTGCGAAGCGATAATCAAATCAGCATCACCAATAGTGATTCTAGATTTTTTCAATTTTGCCCATGTGGAAACGGCACAATCCCACATATCCGCAGTTACATCTACAACAGGACAGAACATCTTTATTCTGCTATAAACAGTTTCCCTGTCAGAGCATGGGGTGTGATAAAAGCCGCGCATTACTTCATAATCAACAACGATTGGGATTACCATAGGTGTATTGCTTTTAGCAACGCTGAGGAATTTAGTCGCTACAGTTTTTCTGCCATTAAGGTAGTCAATTATGGTATTTGTATCAAGTGCATATGTCATACGTTTTCACCTTCATTGGCAAATGATATCGGTTCGCGTCCAAAATCCATGCGCGGAAAATCCTCCATATTTAACGGAGGGCTGGTGCATTCCTTTACCATGCGGTCTAGCTCATCTGCCCAATGGGTAGAAGTTTCCTTCTCTTCAAGGTTCTGTGGTGCATCCATTATCACAGTTAACACTGCCCGGAAACGTCCGGGGAGTTGTATAGATGTCCCTGCCGGATGAAATTGACCGCCTTCAACATAACCATCAAATGCCCTTACTGCTTCCATATTCATCATCTCCCATAACTTCGAAAACGAACGTGATTCATGCCTTGATTATAGCACAATTTGCTAGGCGAGGCAAAATAGAATTAGAGGGTGTCGTTCCCACCGATGCCCTTTTTTTGATGCCTATTGAGAAACTGGCAAGCTGTCTCTTCATATATATGGTAGTAACAAATTTTATGAGGAGCCAATATATGCTTGATGGGGTCAAAGTTTCCAACACATCATGCACATCAGATAGTTATGAATACATAGACGAAAGTGGAATATACGAAGTTACAGTAAATTACATAGGCAAAAATTCATTAATTGACCACATTAAAGCCGCGCTGAAGCGTGATTTTGAACTTTTGTATGCTGATATAAAGAATGGCAAAAGCGGTGAAAACCTTGATTAAAAGCCACTCCAGAGGTATAATGACCGCAGGTTATTCGGTTGTTTGCCGCTGAAATCAAAGGAGGCTGAGTATGAAACAGCAGGCAAACACAGCGGCAATATATCTCCGATTATCGCGAGATGACGGAGGCGACGCCGAGTCCAATTCTATCGGAAATCAACGGGAAATGCTCAAGCGTTTTGCAAAAGACAACAGTTTGGCAATATTTTCTGAGTATGTGGATTTATATAGCTCGTTCTTGATACAATGTAACGATTGCCCTATTTAAAGCGAATTTACCATGACAAGCTAGGTGCATTTGAAATAAAAAATCGCCCTTAGTATCAGAGCGATAATTCCATAAAATATTCGCAATTGCAGGTTTCAGCGGGATTCATTTTGTCCTGCTGTTTTTATTTCCGAGCCGTCTTTAAAGGTGAATCGTACATCTTTGTAACTGTAAACTGTTGCGTACTCCACCAAGCCGTGCCAGAGTGCATCATCAAATTCGGTTATAATTCCATCGCGCTTTTTCAATTCATCAATGAACCCGGCCATTTTGTGCCTTCGTGCCTTTGCCTCGGATATTTTATCGGTCAGCTCATTTAATCGGGTTTGTGCCGCATTGAAACGAACAACCAGTGCTTCATATCGCTGTTGATAATCGCTCTGGTCAAGGGCAGTGCTAGTATTTTCGTCAATGCACTTTTGAATTAAATCTGCGATAACTGCCAGCTCCGCTTGGAGCGAAACCTTCTCGGCCTCCGGCGCGGTGGTATCGAATAAAGTTTTTTGTATCAAGGTAAGGTTGGCGAGGATTTCGTTTTTATCGGCAAGTAGCATATTTACGGCCTTAACATATAATTCCTTGATGGCGGTTTCATCAAAATGGGGCGTTTGGCATTTATTTTTGTCTTTGAACTTGCCGTTGCATTGGTAAATGCTGCGGCGATATTTGCTGTTGCTGTGCCACACCTTCGAGCCGTACCAACTGCCGCAATCGGCGCATTTTATCCGGCTGGCAAAAATACCAACTCCGCTATGACGATTATGCCCGGACACTCGCTTCTGCATTTCGTGTTGTACCAAATCGAAGGCCGCCGGGTCAATAATGGCTGGATGGGATTTTTCCACGTAATATTGTGGAACTTCGCCATCGTTTTTCTTTTTTTGTTTTGTGAGAAAATTAACTGTATAGCTCTTTTGTAACAAGGCATCGCCTTTATATTTCTCATTTGAGAGTATACTTCGAATGGATGTCGGTGTCCATTTTTCTTTGCCGCCGGGGGAAGGAATACCCTGTGCTGATAAATATTTGGCAATGCCATGAGGGGTACTGCCTTCCATGAACATTCTATAAATGAGACGGATAATTTCGGCCTCGTTTTCATTTATAACGAGAGTGCCATTTTCGCCTTTGTCATAACCAAGAAAGCGACTGTAAGGCACGAAAACTTTACCATCTTGCATCCGCTTGCGATGTCCCCATGTCACGTTTTCGGATATAGACCTTGACTCCTCTTGGGCTAAACTGGACATTATGGTAATTAATAACTCGCCTTTACTATCGAATGTCCATATGGACTCTTTCTCGAAAAATACCTCTGTGCCGTTTTCCTTTAATTTGCGTATAGTTGAAAGACTATCCACTGTATTTCGCGCAAACCGACTCACACTTTTTGTTACGATAAGGTCGATGTTTCCGGCAAGTGCGTCGGCTACCATTTTATTGAAGCCAGCGCGTTTGGCGGTGCTGGTAGCCGATATGCCATCGTCGGAGTATGCGTCTTATGGGGAAATCCCCAGCGTTGGTTAAATAAAATAGCGCGAACCTTTGAACATTCGCGCCTTAGTTTTTATATGCTGACTTATTGTTTGCCTTGATGGTTAGCGTTTCACTGCCATCATTGGGAATTGTGCCTATGTAATTATAAATTATTCGTATTTCTTGCCGTTTTTCGTCTGCCCATTTTTCAAATTTACGCTTGTTCACCAACACAGTTTCGCCAACTATAATTTTTTCAACAAACTCGCTAACAATTTCTTCTGTTAGTGTTTCAATTTCTGTATGGGATTTTACAAGCCTCAAGAATTTATCAACATTTACGGTATGTGATGATTCCTCATCAATCAAGGCTTTCAGTTGCGACATCTGCGGTTTTAGCTGGGTCTGTTCTCTTTCATAGCCATCCAGCATTTTTGCAAACCGCTCCGGGCTTAATTGCCCATTAACCTTGTCCTCATAAATTTGGGTGATGATATTATCCAACTGTTCAAAGCGATTTTTGGCTTTTGAATATTCCGCTTTGGCTTTTCGCAATGTTTTGTCTATTACTTGCTGGGATTGCTTGCTGACAAGTTCCACAAATTTATGTTCATAATCCCTTGCTAATGCAAATACCCGTTGAATATCGGCAAGCACAAGCTGTTCTATATTTTCTTGGCGNATGGAATGTGGCGTACAATCCTTNCTACCTTCCGAGTATGAGCGACTNCCTTGACAAATATAATATGTGTATTCTGCAATTGCTCTAGCGGCACGGCGTTTGATGTGTAGTTTTCTCCCACAATCTTCGCANAAGAGCCGACCATTAAGCACTCCCTTGTCACCCAATTTTGTCATTCTTCTCCGTCCATNTCGAATNCGCTGTACAATATCGAAGGTTTCTCGGTCAACAATGGCAGGGTGTGCATTTTCGTGCATAATCCATTCATCTTCCGGCTTGTAAATACGCGTCTTGTCTTTATATGATTTAATTGTTATCTTGCTGAGAACCGCGATGCCTACATATTCACGGTTTACCAGTATTCTGGAAATGTTTGCGCTACACCAATAATTATGCGGCGTTTTATATACAGGGAGTGGTTTGCCGTCCCTTTTCTTTGCATGAACCTCCGGGCGGTCAAGATTGCGCTCACGAAGTATATTTGCAATTGTTTTTGTTCCCATTCCGTCAATGCACATTTGAAATATCTCTCGAATAACATCAGCGGCTTCTTCGTCTATTTCCCATGTGAATTTATCTTCCTTTGAGGGCTTGTATCCATAAGGCGCGACCGCTCTGTGGTGCTTGCCCGATTGCGCCTTAGTTTTGAAAACTGCACGGAGCTTCTTGGATGTATCTGCCACAAACCACTCATTAAAAACGTCACGAAATATTGACATAATATCAAAGCCATTATTTGTATCTAGTCCGTCATTTGCAGCTATAAATCGAACGTTATTTTCATCAAAAGTTCGCTTAAGAAGCCCCACTTCCAGCACATCGCGGCCTATGCGCGATTGGTCTTTTATTATGACCGTGGCTACATTTCCAGCCCTTACTTCATCAAGCATGGCGTTCAGACCCGGCCTCGAAAATAGCGTTCCGCTGACCCCATCATCAATGAAATATTTTATATTTGTGAAGCCATGTGTGGTAGCATATTTGTTTAAAATTTCTCGTTGGTTAACGATACTGTTTGACTCGCCATTTTCAGCATCTTCGCGTGAAAGTCTACAGTACAAAGCTGTAAGTTTCTCTGAATTTATGGTATTAGTAGACACTAATTTTGCCCCCTTTCCCAATTTATAGCTTCGATGTTACCGTAGGTTTTGGCACGTTTCAAGTCCATGATAATGCCATTTCCTCGCTATTTTGCTAAGTTTAAGGGGTGAAAGAAAAAAATGAAATCCATCTGCGTATGCATAAATTTCAATCTGCATTTCCAGCAAATAGGAATGAATGAGCTTGTTTTCTTTTAACATGTACATACCACCTCGACCATGCCTATGCTTGGAATAACTTGGACTATTCGAGGCAAGTTTGTACATCTTTTGTAAAACTGAATTTGCGTAGTCCATGTTTTCCAACTTGCTTTAGTCCCCGGAATAAGTGATTAATATGTCACCGAAAACGAGAGGGGCTGAGGCGGCATGGCATGCGGAAAATGGTACGGTTTATATGATTTGAAGGAAGGCGAGGCTTGTGTAGGTGTATTTGAAAATACAGCCGAGATATGCGATTTCTTCAGCATCACAAGCAAAAACAGAATCTCAAGCGGAATAATGCGCGGAAATATACTTACGTTTGGGCAGGAGCGTTACCAAGTAAAAGTATTCAAGGAAGCAACAATAAAAGAAGTCCGAAGGCTGATGCGCCAGCGATTTGGGAAGCAATGGTACAAAATTTCCGAAGATGGTATTTATATCCGACAGCCGGGGCAAAATTGGCAGCTTTTCGCTTCGGATTTAGACGAGGCTAAAATGTTAGCAACATAACTGAATGCGTAATCCTCAACATAAAACAGCCGCTTGCAAAAAATTACATATGGCAAGCGGCTGTTATTTTTGTTAAAATTTTTAATGTAAATATTTTAGGCGGTACGTGGTACACATACGGACAATCCGTGCATGCATACCTTATTTTAATTTTATTAAAAGGGTGTATTTGCATGGACAAGAGCAAGTTTCCAAAAGAGCTTCTTGCGCTGGCCTGTTGGCTTTGTTGGCGATTTGTGCCAAACCCCAACGGCGGCAAGGACAAAAAAGTGCCTGTTTCCCTAAAGGACGGACGATTTGTGAATGCGACCAGCCCTTCCTCTTGGGGAACATTCGATGAAGTTGTGGCCGCAAAAGAAAAATATGGGTATAGTGGCATAGGATTCGTATTCAGAGCAGAAGATGGCTATGTTGGCATAGACATTGATGATTGCTTGGAAAATGGGGAAATGAATGAAATTTGCAAATCAATCCTCGCCAAAGCCCCAAAAACATACATCGAAAAAAGCCCATTAGGTGGCGGATTGCACTTGTTTGTGCGTGGCAAATTGCCCGGAGCTGGCAAGAATAACAATGAACTTGGATTGGAAATATACGACAACAAGCGTTATTTTACGATGACCGGGAATCACTGGCATGATTGCGTGGATGTAATTGCTGAAGATAATGGTATTGTTGATTATGTTTACAAACTTGCATCCAAGAATCTGAAAAACAAAAACGCATCTCCGGCTTCGGTCATTGAAAAAGTAACCAACACTGTGCTGATGGATGATGATTTGATAAAATCGGCACATGCATCCAAAGATGGCGAGGATTTCGGCAAACTATATCGCGGCGAATGGCAAGGCGCATTCAAATCCCAATCTGAGGCAGACTTTGCCTTATGCCGGAAGCTGGCCTTCTGGACGGGTAGAAACGAAACGCAAATGGATCGCATCTTCCGCACTTCCGGCTTGATGCGCGATAAATGGAACACTCCCCATTATGCCGGAGGCATAACTTACGGAGAAAAGACAATCACAAATGCTTGTGCGGCAACGACCTCTGTCTATAAACCAAAGCGCAGTAATAAGTCTAAGGCAAACAAAACAAAAGACATAAACGCTGATGAAAACGGTGAAACACAAACTCCGTCTGCACTTGAGATAGAAATATTTGAGCTAAACCGATGTTATTACCGCAGAAAAGATGATAATATTTATCCCGTCACAAACTTCATCGTTGAACCCATCCAAATGTTGGAGCATGAGGACGGCGCACAAATATCGGCAAATTTTATTACAAACGATGGCGAGAGTTTCCTTGTTCACTTGGAATCCACTGCGATGTCCGATTTGCGTTCATTCAAAAATGCACTGGCAAAAAAGACCTTTGCATTAACATTTATAGGTGGGTCTGGTGACCTCGACCACTTCAAAATGTTTCTTTATAAGCTGGGTTGGGTGAAGAAGCGAGGCGTAAAAGCAATAGGAATATATCCGCGAATCAACACTCAAAATCTCGTGTTCGTTAATACTAAGGGTGCGGTAGGTGCTGGTAATGTAAAAGATGACAGCATCGTCCAACTGGAAGGCTACAAGGAAATAAAAAGCGATATACTAACTGCACCACTGATTGACAAGGCCGGGTTGCTACAAGTTGCAAAGCACATACTGTCATACAACGAACCAGCCAAAACTGTGCCGATAATGGCATGGACTGCCGGGTGCTTCATTAAACCGCATCTGAAAAGAAAAAAGATTAAATCGCCGCATCTGTTCTTGGTAGGTGAACGCGGCGGAGGCAAAAGCACCAGCATGGAAAAGGTGATTATGCCGATGGTTGGGCAATCGCAAAAGCAAGCCGCATCCCAAGTAACACCATTCTCCGTGGCTAAAGATTCAAACTCATCCAACGTAATCCCCATGTTGATTGAAGAGTTCAAGCCCAGCAAGTTAACAGCGAAACAGCTAAATGTTTTGCATAACCATTTCCGCGATAGCTACGATGGCAGTGCCGTTAAGCGCGGAAGACCTGACCAGACCATTTGGGTATATGATTTACTTGCACCAATTGCTGTAGCCGGGGAAGAATCTGCGGATGAAAGCTCCATTCGGGAACGTGCAATCGAATTGTTGTTTAGCAAGCGCGACTTGCAAAAAGATGAACATAAAGCATCCTTCGAATGGATATGTGCAAACGAAGCTCTGGTGCGTTCGTTTGGGCGTTCGGTACTGGATATAGCTTTGCAATCAATGCCCGATGTTGTATTGTCTTGGTTTAACGAGGGTAAGGAGTTTTTCTCTAAAGACCACACAAGCCGCATAAGGGATAACTTGGCAGTCATGTATGCTGGCATTTGTTTGGTGGGTAGTCTTTGCACATCGTTGGGTGTTTCATTTACCGAGGCGTTCCCCTTCGACAACGAAGAGTGCGCCAAGTATTTGGACGCATCCGTCCGGGAATATTTACTGGATGACAGCACTTACAACAAAGGAATTATCGAAAGCACCTTCGAAGTTATGGCGAGGATGAAGCTCAAGCTGGGCGCAGATTACTGTTTTGATAACAATGGTCAGTATATCACCATAGCACTCAGCGACGTTTACGATCGCTATACAAAATACCTAAAGGACTTTGCGATTAAAGGGGAATCGCTGGATTACAACCAATTCTGCAAACAGCTACGCAAGACGGACTATTATGTGAACAGCAATTACAAAAAGCGAATGGCAAAGGAAAGCAAGCGCGTGTGGACACTCAACTTCGAGAAGTTGTCCGTCAACTGCGATGTGTCCGGCTTCATCCGCGAGGATGAAGAACAAAGTGGCAGTTAATGCCCTGCGACCTCCCCAAGCCACACTGAATACAAACTAATTCTACGCCGGGTTTAGCTTCCATGCAAGCCCGGTTTTTGTTTGGAAGCCGAAGGGAATGTCTGATGGGAACTCTACCCATGCCCCTCTGCCATCGGACTTGCGCTGTACCTCCTGCGCCACCACTGTACCGCTTGTGGGCTTGTCAGGCGGAACGTGAAAATCCCAGCGACTTTGTGGCGTTGCCGCTTATATGTACCTACGTACCTCTATATATAAAAAATATATAATATATATAAGGGGAGAATGAACAACGGAACATTTTTATTAATAATGCAAAACTCATTTGGGTGAAGTGGCTTTTTCCAAATAGGCGGTGCAGGCGGTACATATATTTTTTTGACAAAGTCGAAAAGAATATTTTGTCCAAAGGTCATCACAGGTTTATAGCCTGTGCCTACCCCGGAGGGGGGATGTCAATCGTCAGCACTTTATCTTTTGGCAACGGGCATGGGGCGTGTGTGACATTCCGCAAAACCAAGCGGCTTTCTAACCAAGTGGGCGAAACAAGCCTCTTGGAAGGCGCATGTTTGCAGGGCTGAAAGGGGCTATTCCACTGTGCTGGCATGAAAACCCCGAATCAAGGGATTAAAACCAAGATTTTCCGGGGGATTTGGCTAACTTTGGGGTACGGGGCGAGGTGCGGAGCGGCGGCATCAGGCGAGTTTGGCTCGAAATTGGCGCGGACAAGGGCGGTGGAGGCCGTTTTCGGCGCGAGGCCAGCAAAATGGCGGCTTTTGGCGCGGAGTTCCGGCGAAGTTGGGCGTAATTTTTGCGGCGATGGCTCGGCTTTGGGCGATTGTGGGGGTGGTACGGGCTGGCGCGGAGGCGATTTTCTGAAAAATCCACAGGAATAGTCAAGTAGACAATCCCCTCGCGCATAGTATATCAAGTAATTAATCAAATTGGGCTGGGCGGCAGTATGACAGGCTTTCCGGCTAACGAACGGAGGCTTGTCATGGCGAATGGACACGGTGGTTGGAGACCTAACAGTGGGAGAAAAAAGCGACCCTTAGCCGAAAAAATACTGGAAGGACATCCCGGAAAACGTAAACCGCAGGTGCTGGACATACAGCCGGGGGAGGATACCCCTGTGATGGAATATCCTGAAGAACTGGCATATTACCCGGCGCGAATTCCCGGAAAGCCTACTGCTCAAGACATTTGGGAAAGAACGGTAGCGTTTTTAAAGACCACGGGTTGTCTGCACCTGATACATGCCACACATATCGAATATTACGCGATTTATATGGCAAGAGCCGCTGAAGCCGAGCGATTTCTCAGTAAAGGGATGCTTGTTTACGAAGTTGGGGATAAAACTAAAGAAAAATTGGAGCTTAAACAACATCCGGCGGTTGATGCAAGTATTAAATATATGCGTATGTCCAGAGAACTTTGGTCTGATATCTGGAATGTTGTCTTGCAAAATAGCACGAAATCCTATGATTCAACGCCGCATGATGATTTGATGCAGGGGTTGTTGGCGTTTAATCGGGATGGCAAGTAAATCCATAGGCTCGACCGGGAATGATTTGGGTGCGGACAAGAAACAGGAGGTGGGCATAGATGCCATATAAATCTTTACGCCAATGTGGACATTCTGGTTGCGGCGAGTTGGTGGAAGCCGGAACGCGCTACTGCCCGATGCATCGCAAACAGTATAACAAACGCGCCAATGCCAAGTATTATGACACGCGCTGGCGAAAAATAAGCAAGCTATTTCTTGCACGAAATCCCCTCTGTGCTGAATGCCAAAAGGCCGGAAGGCTGACTCCGGCGGTGGAATCCCACCACATAATCCCGGTGGAGGCTGGCGGCTCGGACAGGGATGACAATTTACTACCCCTGTGCAAATCCTGTCACTCCCGGATTTCGTTAGCAGAGCGGCAGGGATAAATTTGCATCAAATACTTGTTAAAAAATATCTGCACGCAGTTTTGCACGCAATACATATATGTCCATGCAAATTTTATGCGAAAAATATGCACGAAGTTAGGTGATACATAATGGCACAAAAATTTGTTTATACTCCCACGCGCTTCATGGCAGAAGATTCTCGTTACGATAAACGCCGCGCTGACCATGCTGTCGCTTTTATCGAACAACTGCAACACACCAAAGGCGAATGGGCTGGCAAGCCTTTCCTCTTGCTTCCGTGGCAAGAGACCATAATTCGGGATTTATTTGGTGTAATTAAACCCAACGGTGCGCGGCAGTTTAATCATTGTTTTGTCCTTACATGCAAAAAATCCGGCAAATCTGAGCTTGCGGCGGCGGTGGCTGTTTATCTTCTTTGCGCTGATGGTGAACAAAGCGCGGAGATTTATGGGTTGGCGAATGACCGAAAACAGGCCAGTATTGTTTTTGATGTTGCCTGTCAGATGATCAAACGTCAACCGACACTTAATGCTTTATGCAAAATAGTGGAGTCACAAAAACGCATCGTATTCAGACCCACCAACAGTTTTTATGCCGCTATGTCCAGCGAGGTGTCCACAAAATATGGACTAAACATCCACGGCTGCATTTTTGACGAACTACTCGGACAGACCGACCGCAAGCTGTATGACACTATGGTTCGGGGTGCGGGGGCGGCGCGAAAACAGCCGCTTAACTTTGTCATTACGACCGCTGGCAATAACCGCAACAGCATCTGCTACGAAGAATACAGCAAGGCCGTTGATATTTTGAAAGGCCGCAAAATCGACCACACATATTACCCGGCGGTTTTTTCCGCTCCCGATGATGCGGACTGGACTGACCCGGAAACTTGGCGTAAGGCTAATCCGTCATATGGCAAAATTGTGGATGAGGAATATTACCATAACGCTTGCAATTCAGCCAAGCAAAACCCATCCGAAGAGCCACTGTTTCGTCAGTTTTTCCTTTGTCAGTGTACAAATTCTGTCGTGAAATGGCTGCCGATGGATAAGTACGAAAAGGGTTCTGAGCCATTTGACCCGGAAATGCTCAAAGGCAGATCGTGTTACGCAGGGCTGGACTTGGCCTCTACCGATGACATCGCCGCGCTGGTGTTAGCCTTTCCCCCTGCAAAAGACGACCCACATGGCAACTATTACATCTTACCATTTTTCTGGATTCCATGCGATAACATGCGTGAGCGTGTCAGAAAAGACCATGTCCCCTACGACAAATGGGAACGCGATGGGTACTTGGAGGCTACAGATGGAAATATAATCTATTATGATTTTATCGAGAAAAAGATAGAGGAACTGAACAAAATTTACAAGATTGAGGAAGTTGCTTACGACCGTTGGGGTGCAGTGCAGTTGTCACAAAACCTAGCACGGGAAGGCTTCAAAATGGTGGACTTTGGGCAGGGCTTCAAGGATATGTCCCCGGCCAGCAAGGAACTCATGCGGATAGTTTTGGATGAGAAGTTGATGCACGGTGGTAATCCTGTCCTGCGCTGGATGTTCGAAAACGTATTCATCGAAACCGATGCCGCTGGTGGAATGAAGCCATCTAAGAAGCGAAGCCGGGAAAAAATCGATGGCGCGGTCGCTACAGTGATGTCCGTTTATCGGGCAGTTGTGGCAGATAAAAAGGAAAAATCGTATGCAACGGTTATTGATTGGGCGAACAACACATATTCACAAAATGGTGTCACAAAACCCATTCCCCCAAGCAAGCTGGATTTGTCGGTTAGGCCGACATATTATTAGCTTAACTAATATTGTTAAATTTTTACGCCAAACAATTTCATGGAGCAGAAATCCATTGCGTGTGGTATAATCGTGGAAGGAGGTGACGCGCATCATGTTAAAGGATTATTGGGGAAATGATGCCCTTGATTTTGGCGAAATCAGCACTTTGTGGAAAAAATACCCCGACAAGGTTTTTGTGTCCGTTACAAACCAGCCTTTTGGTGATTCCTATGTTTTGTTTATATGCAATCCCGATGAAGAAGAAAAAGCAGATGCATATATGGTCGATTACCGCGCAAAAATGAAATCGAGAGGCATAACTGCATTCGGCATTGGCATTTCTCTTGGGTCTGCCTTGCAAGCCGCAAGAATGGACGGATTTCAAGGGGGAGCGGTTTTATGAAATTTTCAATACCAAATGAACAGACAGCGAATTATTTGCAAAATTTCAAACCATACCAAGTTAAAACAGTTATTGTTAGTGCAAATGGTTTCCAAGAAGGGTATTGCGAATCTTTTCTTTCGTTACTTGACCCCGGTGCAAAAAATACAAGCATATCCAGTAAACGCATGGCGCGTATTTTGCCCGACATTAAGGATAAACATGGCAAGCCACTAGAATCAATAGGAAAAGTGAAAATAATGGGTATTCTCGGCAAAGAGCAGTTAGCTCCTGTGTATATTTTGCCACATCTGTATCTTGGTAGCATTCATTTAACAGATGTTGCAGTTACCGTACCCGAAACTGAAAATTATGACTGCCTCATAGGACGCTCTATTTTGCATCAAAGCATAACCACATATGACCCGAAGAATGACATGATACATTTTGACTTTGACGAAAGTCTAAAACAAGATAAGCAAAACGTATTAAACGCAGTGGCATTTGGTGATGTGCATTTGTTCGCAGAATTTTCCACTTAAATTTACAAACATAGTATGCAATAGGAACTGTCCGCATGGATGGTTCTTTTTTCATATATGAGCGTGTCCATTCATATTATATAGGTAAAATATGAAGGCGGTGCGACATGGAAGAAATGAACATCCAAAAAAAGCATATATCGAAACTTAATCCGGCGGCGTATAATCCGCGCAAAGATTTACAGCCCGGCGATGCAGAATATGAAAAGCTCCTCATGTCCATTGAGGAATTTGGCTACGTCGAACCCATTATATGGAACGAGCGAACGGGCAATATTGTCGGCGGCCACCAGCGTTTCAAAATCCTCAAACAACTTGGTGTCGAGTACATAGACTGCGTAATTGTAGATATGGATGCCGACAGAGAAAAAGCGTTAAACATAGGGTTGAATAAAATTTCCGGCGAATTTGACCTTCCGAAACTGTCCGAGATTTTACAGGAGTTAAAAATGGGCGGATTTGACTTTCGGCTAACAGGCTTCGAAGATGACGAAGTGGATAAACTCAGTCAAAAAATGGCGCGAATTAGCGGTCAGATGGAAGAAGATGACTTCGATGTTGCCAAAGCCGCAGAAGAATCATCCGAACCAATAACAAAAGCGGGTGATATTTGGCTTATTGGCAATCATCGCCTCATGTGCGGCGATTCCACCGATTTGGGTGCTGTTGCCACGCTCATGGATGGCAAAAAAGCGCATATGATTTTTACCGATCCTCCGTGGAACGTAGATTATGGCGGCACTGAGCATCCAAGTTGGAAGCGCAGAAACATCAAAAACGATAATATGTCAAAGGCAGATTTTGGGGAGTTTCTACGAAAAACATTCAAAGCGGCGGCCTCAGTGTGTGTGCCGGGGGCTATGCTCTACTGCGTAATGTCCGCGCAGGAATGGCCGAATTTGCACTTTGCGTTGGAGGATTGTGGGTTTCATTGGTCATCCACCATTATTTGGAGCAAGGACTCGCTGGTGCTTTCCAGAAAAGACTATCACACCCAATTTGAGCCAATTTTTTATGGTTGGTTGGAAGGCGAAAAGCGGCTGTGTCCCTTGCAAGACCGCCAACAATCCGACGTTTGGCAGTTCGACCGTCCAAAGAGAAGCGCGGAGCATCCCACTATGAAGCCCATCGCGCTGGTAGGCAGGGCAATCAATAATTCCTCTCGCGCAGAAGATGTGGTGTTGGATTTATTTGGCGGTTCTGGTACAACGCTTCTCGCATGTGAGCAAACAGGGCGTATTGCCCATCTTATGGAATTAGACGTTGTGTTTTCAGATGTAATTGTGAAACGTTGGATTAATACGGCAAAGACGGATGCTGGCGTGTTTTTGCTTCGTGACGGAAATAAAACGCCGTATCATGAAATATAATTATTATAGCGGCGGCACAGGAATAAACCCCTGTGCTGATAATCTTTTAGGGTGGTGACAGTATGCCAAAAAGCAAAACAAGGTCAAATGCAAAACACGAACCGTACATTTCTCCCGATGACCCGGAAATTTTAGAGATGGTGGCACAAATTCGCAAAGTTTGTGCAGAGAATGGGTATCCTCGATATGAATTCCCGAATCCAGATCCCCCTTTTGACTTCAATTTGCCGGAATTAGATCTTACCATGCCGGAGCTTGATTTCGATTTGTCAGCGTTGGAAGGTATGCTGTCAATGGACGAGGCGTTTCAACAGATGCAATTTTCCACGCAAGGTTTCTTTGAGGATAAGTTTAACGCAGATATCGCAGTCGCGCAAATAAAAACTCCTGTTACGCGAGTTGGAGATGTATGGCAAATTGGGCGGCATCGGCTGATGTGCGACAATCCTTCCGACGTGGGTGCAGTTGCCACACTTATGGATGGCAAAAAAGCACGGATGATTTTTACCGATTTTTCTTGGAGTGTAGATGGCGGCACTGAGATATTCCCCGGTTGGAAGAATCGTAAATACATGGGCAAAAAAATGTCCGGAGAAGATTTCCGCACTTTTCTTCTTTCGGTGCTAAAGGCCGCAACATCTGCCAGCGAACCCGGCGCGAATACCTACATAGTGTCGCATCCAAAAATACATGGTGATTTGATGTTTATTACGGAGGATGCCGGATTCAAATGGGAAAGCACCATCACATGGGTAAAGCACAATCTCACTATGCTTCGCAAAGATTATCATTCCCAATATTCGCCCATTTGGTATGGCTGGCAAGGTGACGCAGAGAGGTTATGTAAACAGCAACTCGAAAATCAGACCGATTATTGGGAAACTTCGTATCCCGTACTTTGCAATGAACATCCTACAGTTAAACCCATTGAGCTTGTTGTAAGGGCAATGAGATGCACATCCAAAGATGGCGATATTATCCTCGACAGCTTCGGCAATTTGGGTACAACGCTAATAGCGGCAGAACAAACAGGACGCATTGCCCATTTAATGGAATCTGACCCTCGCTATTGCGATGTTATCGCACGACGTTTTGCTAAAATGCAAAAATCCGGCGAGGATATATTTTTACTCCGCAAGGGGAAGAGGTTTTCCTACAATGAATTAGTAGAAAGCCAGTAAAAACAAGGCTTTGCATATCCATTATGTGTGTATTTCAATCTCCGAGATTAAGAGTTATGATGGTTTTCACCGGGGGGCGGCAAGCCCAACGGAATAAAACCAGCAGGGGGAAACACACATGCAAAATTATAAATTTGGTGTAACCGGGCAAGACCGCAAGGCTTTAGTAAACGCCATCAGCGAGATTTTGGGAACAGAGGCCGTCTACTTGAAAACTCCCACTTACGCATACGCCATCGGAAACATTAACATCGATAAAAACGGCACTGGTACAGGGGAATTTTCCACCGAGCTTTTGGAAGAACTGGCCGAGCGAGGCTTCCAAGCGGAGATTGAAATGCCGGAAGAAACATCTGAAGCCGAAATGCCAGCCGAGCCGGAAGCTGAAGCTCAAGACGAGGAACACGCGCCAGAGGCCGCAGAACCTACCGAAACAGCCACATCCGGCCGTCTCACCATAGAATATCCACTTGCTGGATTTTCGCCTGAGAAACTGGAAATATTGTTTAAGCTGGTCAATAGCAAAGCGGTTTTAATTAAAAAGGCAATTGGCGCGGATGACCTTCCCATTGGGATAACTGAAAATTCCATAAAATTTGCATGGTTTCCTTCAGACCTTGATGCCGAAACGATAAACGCATACAGCCAATTTGTGGCGGCATTATGTGAAACCGCGAAAGTCAAAACAAGGGTGACTGCACAGCCTCAAGCGACATACGATAACGAAAAATTTTCAATGAGAATTTTCGGCATCCAATTGGGTCTCAAGGGCTTGGAGTATGCCTTTTGCAGAAAGCTGATGATGAAAAATTTGACAGGGGACTCCGGCCATAGATTTGGTAAGCCCGATGGGGAAACTGCTCCAAGAAAACGCGATGGCATCCAGCGCGAAGTAATATCCATAAGGCTTACGCCGGACACACTGGAAAAACTGAGCATTCTTGCCTCCCAAGCGGAAACCGAAACAGGGCAACGTACCAGCCGGAATATGCTCATAGAGCAAGCAATTGAGGCATATGTCGCGGCAGAATACGCAAATGCCGCGCCTACGCCGGAAGATGAAACATCAATAGTCGAAGGGGTAGACGAAGTTCACTTCGCACCGGAAACGGCCACAGATGAGGTTGATACTGCCCAAGAAGAAACCCCAGCGGATGAAACCCCGGCTGATACCAAGCCGGAGGCCGAGGGCGAGAACGTGGCCGACACAACCGCTGACGAAGGCGAGGAGGTTGGCGAATGAGCTGGCGGCCAGTAATTTTGCACGATAGAAATTCAGACAGAAGCGTCCATATAACCATCTTCGAACGCGAGTTGTACAAATCCGGCTTCTTTAGCTTCGATGACCTTTGGCAGATATATGAGTCGGTGGATAATCCCGATTATGGCGAAAATGCCGAGGGCGATAACGATGGGCAATAATACGCCATAAGCCCTGCCTAAGCTACCACGTATATTTTACCTTTGCACAGCCTCGAATATGGGGCTGTTGCCTGTGGATTGACTACACGCAACGCCAGTTGTTCCCATTTTGGTATGAGTTTCTTCTATTACATATATAGCCTGTCTACACGAGCCATCAGCTCGTTATTTTTTTGCACTCCGTCAAATCCTGCCCTGCTGTATTTCATTTCATATACATGCGCCAAATTCCATATAAATATTTGAAGGCATTTAGAGGGCAGTCGGATGAATATGCACACAGTCTGAAATAACTGCACCTATGGACTGTTTTTTGTAATTCATGCCCCATTTTAACATACGGCCTCTACCTCGGAAAGCCCCCTGTCTGCTTCTTGGAACAGGGCGTTTTTTATTTGTACGAGCTGTATTTGCGTGAAAATAGATTCAAAAACTGGAGGCATGAACATGGGAAAACAATTTAATGCAGTAGGCAGTAAGCAATATGGGTATGCGAGAGTGTCCACAATTTTGCAAAAAGAAGATAGGCAAATCATCGCATTAAAGGAATTTGGTGTTGACGATAAAAATATCTTTCTTGATAAAGTTTCCGGGAAAGATTTTAATCGTCCCAGCTATAAACGTTTACTGCGGAAACTTCGCCAAGGGGATACCCTTGTGATTAAAAGCATCGACCGTCTAGGCCGCGATTATAACGAAATAATCGAACACTGGCGCAAGATTACGAAGGAAATAAAAGCCTTTGTCGTTGTCCTTGACCTTGCGATTCTTGATACCCGAATGAAGAATGAGCATGACCTTACGGGAGTGCTTATTTCCGATGTCGTTTTGGCATTGTTCGGCTACGTCAGCCAAATGGAGCGTGAAAATTTGCTGACCCGGCAAGCCGAAGGCATCGCAGTCGCAAAAGAAAAGGGTGTGCGCTTTGGCAGACCCCCAAGGGAAAGACCCGATGATACAGAAGAATATGTACAGCTATACAGGAGCGGAAAAATCTCACTTCGTAAAGCGGCAGAAGCCCTTGGTGTGCCTAAAAGCACCTTCGAAAAGTGGGTGAAAGTAGATGATTTGGAGTGATGGAATTTCTGCCATTATTTGACAGTCGCCCCTAATACTAAGATATAAGAGACACCTTGCACACCGCAAATATTTACACAAATTTCCAAAGCCATGATTGATGTGGAAATTTGTGTGACCCCCTAAATCACAGGGTTTTATACCCACTGATATAGTATAGCGGTTCGGTGTGAACGTGTCAATCACTTTTCCCGATTGCCGTCCAAAAAACCTTAGCTTTAGAGACAGTATCTGTCCAACTGCTCGTAAGGATAACCTAAAATCTTTTTAGAGACAAGGGGGTGGATTATTTGGCAAATAAGATGATAAATAGATCATTTTTTGCGTTGCTTGCGATTTTAACTATCTCTTTATTTACTGCGTGTTCAAATGCTGGGGAATTTACTAGAGCGATAATGCCCGAAGAATCCCCAAGCACTTTTGATTTTGGCGATGATTTTTTAGTACATGTACACTTATACATTCAATCCACACATGAAATGGGTGAACTATTGGGGAGCGATTTTGATAGAGCCCTTGCCTTACTTGTAGGCACTCCAGAAGTTCCCGGCACTGCTGAGAATCTTTGGGGAACTCATTCGATACAACAGAGTCTATACCGCTTTGACGTTTTATGGATGGAACCTGAGCGTGATTTTGGAATTCATGGCTATGGAAGTGCGTTTGCCTACCCTCTTGACCCATCGTGGTGGATACGCGAAGGGGTTCGCACACAAGCCCCCCAAATCTTTGAGCCTGAATTTTATAGTATCAACTGGTATTTGGAACAAACTGGTCGCGCTCCGGGTGTGTATGAACAGCGTTTATTTGGTGCGGGTTGGAGTAATGAAGAACAAAATCGAATAAGCAGAACAATAACGGAAATATCAGAATTGCGCCAAAGTAATGAAAGAGAGCTTTCAGTTGTAGTCACAAATTTTAGGGGACACCCATCTGAAGATGGTGCTATTCGTTCATCTATCTTAAATTATTTATGGGACAATGATCAGCAAGCTATATCAACATTTGCTTTTAGCAATAATGGGCAAGAATTTTATTTTATCGTGCTTGGGACATTGCGTGAAGTATCAGATTTCAGCCATCATTTGAGTGTTCGCTTACAGGCTTCAGATTTCATGCTCTACCAAAGTGCAGACGATAATCAGCAAGAAGAAGCCCAATCATCAATTTTTGCGGTTAACAGTTTTTCAATGGGAGCTTTGACTACCCAGATAAGCGGAAATAGAAATACAAGCGTTGTTGACACTTTTAGAGGGGTACGACTTGCGTTTTATGATGATATATCAGAAACCGAAAGCCAGTTGTTTTATGAACACTTTGGCGATGATTTGCTTCTATACAATATATGGCCAAGGCTTATTGACAACAATAGCGCAAGCATTCAGCTTCGTGTGAATTTGAATATCCCACAATCGTTGCGTTTTGCCGCATCAGGGAATATTGTTGCGTTTCCGGCTTTTTCCGTTATTGATGCCGATGGCGCGGTCAGAAGCATATCTAGTGGAAATACACAGATTAGGATTGATGATTCTGCGCTTTACAATGGAGGATATGTGATTCTTAATGTTGATATAGACACAAATATTTTTTCGAACACTCCTCAAAGAGTGTACTTGTCACTTGATGTTTATACAAACGTCAACGCCGACACGGGTATATCTCTGCCCATTGGAAACGCTCTATTTAGGTCTACTTTTACACAACTTGAAACAAACATTCAAAGAGAGATTGAGCAACGTCACATGCGCGGCGGATTGGTTCGCCATCGGGTCGCAAGTTTGCATATTTATATTTTATACAGGTAGGTGAGGTGTAATGGGGAGTTCAAGGTCTAATAACGAACGCATTTTTATCTGCATACTTGTTTTTATAATTCTTACCGCTTTGTACATTATTTTTGTTGTTCCACTGTTTCACTCATCTGTTAGGCAAATCATTGATTTTCCTCAAATAATGGATTTTCACAATTGGCAGGGTGACAACAGAGTTGCAAGTATAGTCAATGGTGTCATAGCTACGGTCATTTCCATTGTTGCCTTTATTATCTCTGTAACTAAACGAAAAAACAGCGAACTTAGAAAAGCCGAAGCAATAACTTTCGTAGTATTAGGACAAATATTATTGCTTGTAGGGTTTTCAGTTTTAGTTTCGATTATAGCCATTGAAAACAATGGGGAATTATGGCCAGTTATATTATTTCATGGTTTGCAACAATTAGCAATAATGCTTCTGCATTCTGTGATAGTGGCTTTAGTTATTATGCGCTTCATCGGCAAGTGAATCCAAATTAGGAGGGCTATTGTATGGCAACCAAAAATTACGTTATCTGTGTTGGTGGAGTTGGAGCGCGTATCCTAGAAGGAATCGTGAGACTTTGTGAATGTGGATATATTGCAGAAGATGAGTTGAATTGCATCATGGTTGACGTTGACAAAAGTAACGGCAACGCAAGTAGCGTGAAGAGGCTTATAACCTCATATAACGGATGCCGAAAAGTAATTGGTGCGGAAAACAACGCCGAAGGAGTAGGCATATTTAAAACGAAAATAGTTGGGGCAGGTGCAGAGGGTTCTTTTAACGCCACCCCTATATCGTCCGGCACAGCTAACGTAAGCATACAAAGAAACCTCGTTGGTAAAAGTGAAGATGATGACTTAAACACAGAAGCAAACAACATAATGAAGGCTTTTTTTACCAAGGAAGAATATACTCGCGTTCTTGATCAAGGATTTTACGCAAATCCATTGATAGGTTCGTTATTTTTTAACGAAGCTCTCGAAAGCCAAAATAATGATAATAACGGCATATATGCTTTATTGAATAAAATGGCTGGGGAAATTAAAGATGGGCATATTGTTAAAATCTTTATTTCGGGTTCTGTTTTTGGTGGAACAGGCGCATCTGGACTCCTTCCTTTATGCGTGAAACTTTTGAATCTTATTGAAGAAGAAGCTGAAAACGATGGGGTCGCACTCAATGAAAGACGAAATAACCTTCATATCTTTGGTTGTCTTATGCTTCCATATTTCAAGTATGCAGATGGCACTGCTCCAAAAGGTGCGATTATTGACCATAAGGAATTTAACGAAACAGCTAGATATGTCTTAGAAGGTTACAACATTTTGATTAACTCCGATACAAAGGATAAAGTTTTCGACAAACTATATATGGTTGGTGATCCCGATAAAACTACTCGCGGTCTGTATTTTGAGCAAGGATCGCAGCAGTGTAATTGGCCTCATGTGTTGGAGTTATTTGCCGCATCAGAAGCTGGCAAATTTTTCGCTGAACCCCACGAAACACCACAGGAAGGGGAAGAGCCATATGCACGTCCAGCCGTTTATGCTGATCCGTTTGAAATTGAAGGGGGCAATATCCATGCCTTACAATGGGGAGATTACGGTAGAAATGACCGCACAAAATCAGATAAACTTCAAAAATCTATAGAAGATTTTCATTTGTTCAATTATTACTTCTCAACGTATCTTGTGCCACTTTTTTATGACTTTAGTGGTGCAACAGGGAAATATTTAGAATCTTGGCTTCCTGACAAAAAGACAAAAAAATCAAAAGCTCGTTTTGCCAGCTTACCTACATGGGCAAAAAAAGCATTTATTGAAGAAGAAGGTGGGATATTTGGATTCTTCACAAAAAAACGCTGGAAATATTCTTTGTCAGCGGAATTTGCTGAAGTCTACAAATATTTTACAGAAAGTGCCCAATGGTACTATAAAGTTATTCATGTGTTTCCTTCCGCTGATGAGCATAAGCCGTGCTGGGAATCTTCACCAGAGGGTGTGCATACATGCAGTTTAAGCGAATGCCAAAAAAACAAGTCTGTGTTGTTAAGTTTTTTTGGTGCTGATGGTGCAAAAATGTTAGCGCGTAGAACTTGTATGCCGAAGAGGTCAGAATTCATATCGGAAAGTAAGAGCTTTTTGGATAACATTGAACAAAGTGCATTGCTTGATGCACGAGAACTCCCTGAGTTTGATTCTCTTGATCTTGGCAAGAACACGGACAGATCAGGCTATTCTGTGTTCCAAGAACTTATTAAAAAAGCATTTGTTATGGTTCAATCAACAAGAACAATCGCAAGAGGATAACGCTATCTCTACAAAGAGTGTTAATCGAAGGCAACCATTTTAAAGGAGCGATTAAGATGCCATATTTCTTTACTGTTAAGCCGGATGTAAATACTGGGGATACCCCTCTTGAGAATGAATTGCTTGAGAGTGTGCGTGGCATTTTGCACAACGTCACAGACGACAGGTCGGCGGCTACTTTCCCTTACCCTGTTAGAATGTGTATAGAAATCAAAGGGTCACCAAACTTTGAAGAAGATGCACACGGAAATCCTTTGGGTGAAAAGGATAGGTTTATTCGGAATTGGCGTTCCTTGATGATTATGTTTGCGCTCAATGACATAAAAAAATATGAATTAGCGATTTTGAAGGCTGGATTGCCAAGAAACTATAATCCGCGCAAACAACTGCAATCATTAATTAAAAAGAATATTGACATGGCTTATAATACCAAAATTTTAGACTCACGCAATGAAGTTGATGGGTGGGATGAAATAGGGGCAGTGGTCTTTAAGTATGATCAATTTGCGCGACCCAACCAACATACTGTTTTAGGTTCTACAAATCCGCTCTTGCTTGTTGCCCCAAATGAGAGTTTTTTGGATATCCTCGAACAAGGCAACGGAAAAGTTCCTGAGATTAAAAATGAACCCGATTTGTGTTTAATCGTAGGAAAATGGCTTAGGAAATTAATGTCACAAACTCACAATCCTATTCTAAAGGAACAGCTTGAAGGTTTAGAGAGCGAGTTGTGCAAGTATTACACAAAGTCCAAAGGTGCGAGTGATTCGAGGGTTTGGAATAGCTTGGTGAAAATAAGTGATTCACCAACAGTATCTCCAATCAAATTTGACTCGCTTATTGATGTACCTGATACAACGATTTTAGATAATATGCGTGCTGAAGCGAGAAAAGAGCAAGACAAAGAAGATGGAGTAAAACGTGCCAAACAAATGGAAGAGGCTGAAGCCAAAATTCCTGACGAAACATGGCTTGAATTTTTTACTGCACTTGCACTGAAAGATATTCGGAGTTTATCGATTACATGCAATAGAAAAGGCGATATTTCTTTCGATGGCTTTGAATTGGTAAAAGAGCCGAAGGAAAAACATACAACCATGTACTCCTTGGCTAATTTCCAAAAAGGGACATACGCTCCAGCAAAAAGCAAATTTGAATTAATCTGCTTACTGAATTGGCTGGATGAGTTTGAACGCAAACTGAATGGAAGCATCCCGGCTATAGCCTCGCGAATTCATACTGCAAGAACTGAAGTCCGAGAAACTCTTGAATCGGAGTTGAGCAGAGACGTTGATGTTGATACATTAAAAATGCCTAGCTACTGCTTTGATTATTTTGATGAAAAAGGAAATCCGTTTTGTTTAACAACACATAGACGTAATGCGGCTTTCCTTTATGATGAAGGCGATTTAGGTGAAGAAGTTAGAAAAGGGTGGTTAAGCACTCTATATTTGCTTGCCTTGCAAGATGTGCGGTCAATAAATTTAGAATTTATCGAAAGCACTTCTAAAGAAGGTGAATTGCCTGATTGGGAAGGTTCTTACAAAAAAACTCCAAACTATAAAAAATATAATTTACATCACAACGGTGTGAAAATTGCCAGCACAAGTAGTGTAACTTTGTTCGAGCTTGAAAAAGGATTCGAAGGTCATGTCGAAAAAGCAAAGCAGGATATGGATATTTATGAACATGAAAGACTGCTTGTGGCATATTGGCTTGAAAACTTGATCAGGACTTTGGACGATGAACTGAAGGGCGATAAAACGTCAAAATCCAAAATCTTGGACTTGATGAGGAATGAACGCAATAAACTCTTAGATACGTCAACGGATACTGTTGTTGCAACTAAAATTAAAAATTTTAGCAATTGCGGGTTCTTTGGGTCGTTGTTCACCTTGCGTGATACAAACGCATCCTTTAGTGGAGAGGACTCTGTTCGTAAATTTATTGACAGACCTGTTCAGGACAATGTATTTGAAAAGAAACTTATGGTCTTTCAGGGTGACAAAATTTCGGATGAGGAGTTGTCTTGCTCAACTGATGAACACTCAATTTATAGCGTGTTTGAAGTGCAAGATGACGGGAAAAGGAGTTCTAAACCTAGTTCAGACAGCAAGATTCTTTTACCATTTACAAAAGAAATGGCATTCAGATTCGAGAATGCTTTTAATAGATCTTCAGAAAACCATTTGAGAAATTCTCGTCCTTTTTCGTTGCAGTATGTTAAAACATTTGCAAGCTATTGCGATGAAACAGACAGCAACGTATATGAAGTAGTGTTTCGTAGCAATGAAGAACACATGAAGGAAATTGAAATTAGGAAGCAATACGATGGTGATAACATTAACGACTGCGGAAATCCCAAGGACATGATTGGGAACGCCGCAATTTGGCCTGCTAATGACATAGGTGGCTTTTCATCTTATAAGCTGAACTATGTAACAACAGTGGGAACAGACCCTGTAGATTTAATTTCTTTCGAAGATATTGAAGATAACGATGTGGTCGAGTATAACAACCTTGAGATGGGTGATAGTTTATTTAGGAAAATTTCATATAAATTGCCTAAATTCCCTAAATATCTTCGCTTTTCTCACAATGGAACAGAGGGAACTATGCTTTGTGTTCCAGACCGAATCATTGAGGACACTGTAATAGCGGATGAAAGTGCTATAATTGGCATAGACTTTGGAACATCAAATTCGCTGATGTACTTGAAAACGGGTAATGGCGATGCATATCCTTTTGATTGGAGTAATGCCGAAGGTAAAATGTTGACATTGTGTCCAGTAGAAAACTCAACACCAGTTGCGATGATGTTTTTCCAAGTTCCTTACCCCGGAGAAACATCCAAAGGTGCAATTATTCCAACCGTTTATGCGCGTTACAAAAATGATACAGGTACTGAACCCCTCTTGCATGGAAATGTGCTGTTTTTCTCAATGATTGCACTTAAGGGGCTTATTGATAATATCGTGAAATCAAATGGCGTATACACCGATCCTAAGTGGGATAGTGAAACATATGATTCACGACAAATTGTCTTTAAGCAAATGTTGACATCTGCTATATCTTCAATTGTTGAGAGAATAGGAGGGCGAGTACCTAGTTTAGAGGTGCGTGTATCGTTCCCAACATCAATACCCGAAGATTCGCAAAAGGCGTTTTTTGAAAGTTGGAAACATGCGGTAGACTCTTTGAAGGAAACTTTTGAGTTTCCGACTGCAGATTCCCTTGTTGGGCCACTGTTCTTTACGGAAAGCTACTGTGCTGGTATTGCTTATGACTGCTATCCTCGTAATTTAAGTTATCGTGGTGGTGTTATTGTAGTGGATGTTGGTGGAGGTACTGCTGACATTGCTATTGTTCAACGTGAAAACGATATGTACAAAGTGAGATTTGAAGCATCGTTAAAATTTGGTGCGCGTAGAATTTTAAGCGGGTCATTGTTATCTGGAAGCGTGTCGGGCTTAGCAAGGGCGTTGATTGAAGTCAGGGAAAATCTTAACACTGTAGTAAAAGGAAGGATCGCTGACAAAAATTTGAAAGCGGCTTTATTTGGCGAAGGCGTACAAAAACTTCAAGGCTTGGATTTAAAGAAGGCTATTAATGAGCGTAAACGGATCGAAGATGAAGGAAAAGAACCGGGAACGCTGTTAACAACCAGCTTAGATCTTGCTGTACAAAGTGCGATGAAAGGAACATCGCGTATAGGCTTTGATAGAAGAAAAGCTATTTTTGACCTTGAGAGAGCCTTGGAACATTATGGGCGGGCTTTTGACCAAGGAATCGGTAAGGATGATTTAAACCGAATTAGTGAATCGTTGGGACGAGAATTGGCAACAAAAAAAGTCTATCAAAAGAGCGACAGGATGGATGGGCTTGATATTAAATCTTTCCTGAAAATAAATTTAGCATGTGCTTCTTTATTCTTTTATTTAGGCTCACTTGTAAAAGCACTCAAAGCACATGAGGCATATAAAAAATTCGATTTCGATATCCGTGAAATTGTATTAGCTGGCAATGGTGCGCGTGTTATCGATTGGATTAAGTGCGAAGAAGGAAGCAACAGGCACACCGAATATTTGAAGGCTTTCTTTAGTATGGGGATGGGCGAGTCAGCGAGTGTTGAAGTAATCCCATCAACTAAGCGGAAGCAAGAGGTTTCAACTGGACTAATTTTAGCGTCACCCACCGAAGCTCGAAGTGAAAAAAATCCTTCTGTAGACTTCAAATGGGGGCATGGACACGACATGCTGAAGCAACAAGATGAATTGTGCAGGTTCTTAAAAGTATTCCATTCCATGACAGACCCCAGCGAGTTTGATTTGCTTTTTGATGATATTCGCCATGATGAGTTTTATGATGACGATCAGAATCCGTCAGAAAAACTTAAGAGCTATATTGAAAGCCAGTGCAAAAGTGCTAACGACCAGAACAATATTCGAGACAATAAATCGTTAGAAGAAGCGTTGCAAGAATCTAGTGAACACATTGCGTGGGTATATGCGGCAGGAATATTGGAGGGATAGGTTATGCCCGATTTTTCCTCTATTTGCGGTGCAACAGAATACTATTATTGCTATTGTGCGGAGTACATTGAAGAAATTGAAGAAATAACCAATCAATTCATGGTTAGCGGACTAACTATGGTGGTGGTCATAGCTACCACCATAGTTTTGTTGCCTTTAACATTCTTTTTGACACGACTTTTTGTGAAAAAAACAATGGCACGGCAAATTGACGATGAAGTGGAAAAAAACGAAAATTTGCACGAAAATATCCGATGCTTGAATGCAAAATTAGCAGAAAAAGAAGTTCAAATTCGCGACCTTTCTAAACGGTGTGATACTGTTGAAATGTTAGAAATAACCATAAATGATTTAAAGGAAATTGAGGGTGATATAAGCCGAACGCTGAAGCCATATCAAAATCAATTTAATTCGATAGAGCGGTTGCTAAAAGAATTCAAAAACTCAGATGAAGCTGAGAAAGAAAAGGATGGACATCGCTCAGGCAGTTCAACAACGGATCGAAATGTAAATGGCCATTCGCTAATAAGTCATCATGATGAAGATGAGAATTTTGACGATGGAATTGGCATGGGAATTGAAGAAATTAAACTTATTGTGCAAGAGTATAATGAAATTCTAAAGGGGGATAAAAAATTTCCTTACTTTAAAAAACGATATTCAGGTCGCATAAGCGATTTTGGATTAAAAGTTAAACATACGAGTAGGCGTGTTATAACTGATCCAAATGAGTTTACCGATGAAGACCCTCAAACCAAGAGCTTAATTTTAGTTCATCTGCAAGATAATAATTACCTTGTATTTCCGAAATATCAAGAAGTAAATTCACGGAATAAAGACCGATTAGAGCAAAGCGGCTTTAATGCTTTTTATGATGTTGAATGGAACGACGAGTACCCTGTTATCTTGGAAGCGGCAATTGTTACAATTAAATCACTTGGGAGAGATTCCAAAAATATCAGTGTTGCAAAAGGGAAACTATCATAACTTTCTAATTTATTGATTGTATTTTAAACAAGGAGTTGTAAAAAGGAGGCGTGTCGAGATGAAAAAGAATACTATTACCACTGTGCTGTTATTTATTTTGCTGTTAGTTCTGGCTTCTTGTGGCTCCGACAACGCCAACAATGATTATGAAAATGGGTATGAATATGGGGAGGATGTACCATATATAAACGAAGGTAATATTGAATTGCCAACACCTGCGCCCGAAATAGAAACTCCTGCCCCCCCTCCTGTAGTCATTATGGGGTTTGATGACAGGGTCAGAATCGGTTTTTTGGGTGAAAGAGCATTTGACTTTCATGATATTGTTTATGATGTCATAAATTACATGCAAATGCAAGAAGGCTTTATCTTAGCAGAACCCTCTTTTTATGATGCATCAGACGTTGCAGAATTACGACAACGATTATCATTACACAGTGCGGACAATGGAATGATTAACGCATTCATTGCATCATTTTCTGACTTTTCATCACTTGGTGACATTAGCGATTTATACTTAGGAATTATTTTACATGAGCCAACCGAAGGAAACGATGAGTATGTTGGTTTATTCCTTCGTGGTGCGCTGGCTAGAAGCCACCATTCTCGACCTCTTATTGCAACGGGTTTTCAGAGAGTTGTTGATGTGAACAATGTTTCTCTACTTATTGATGATACAACAACCGTGCAATTATCCCTTAGAAATGCACTAAATAACGCATCCATTACGCACACACAAATTCCAGAGAATGCCAGCCGCATTGTGAGAGAGGCAAATGGATGGCTACGAAGGGGACAGTTGGCTGAAATTAGATTTGCCTATGTATCTGGTGGCATAGTAGGGAATACCGGCGATTCAATTGTGCTTCGAGCCACGGTTGATTTATATGCAGGAGATGTTGGAGATGTTTCAATCAGATGGTACGATGAAAATGGTCTCCCAATAGGAATCGGTGAAATAATTGAAATTGATACAACAGGCGCAGGGGATTTTATCTACACTGTCCGTGCGTTTAACTCTTTGGATGGGGAAGAAACAAGTGCTGAAGAGCAAATTAACGTTATCATTAACACATGGGATGCGGAAGTTCCCCAAATTATGTCTTTAACGCTGAGGGTTGATGCTGTATTTACCATTTATGCCGCTACTGACGATGCAGACTTAATCTTCACAACCTACATTAGCGATATTGGCGCACATTTGATTAATTTAGTCGTGGACGCGGTTTCTAATGATGGAGGCACTTTGTACTACCAATGGTATCAAATTCATAATGGAGTATCTTCTCGAATTAATCAGGCAACGACAAATGTGCTAACAATTGAGGCTGGCGTAGAGGGTGAATTCCAATATTATGTTGTTGTAACCAATACAAACTTAAATGCAAGCGGTGAGCATACTGCTTCGGCAACAAGCAGTATGCTTACAATCATATTAAAAGCGGAAGTTCCACCACCGTATTTAGAGTTTGATATATTTTTCAATGGCCGCAGTCGCACATTTGACATTATCAATGTTAATGACGAACGTGGTGGTTGCCAAAGAACAAGGTTGGAACAATTTGTTGAGGAAAATATCTTAAATAATCCTCGCGTTGATCATATTAGAGTTGATGGTCGTTTTTGGTATTATGAACCCGGCGTAATTGAAGGCGGTATTAGTTTAGCGAGAGCATTACTTGTTACTAATGAAATGAGAAGTCTTGGCGTTACTGTTCCCATACATCCAACTGCAAATTTTGAACAGTATTTTTCTGGTTGGTTACAAAGACGCGCAAGAATAACCGTTTCTTTAAGAGATGAATAGCATCATCGGCTGATTCATGGATTTTACTGTATGTTTGGGGTGATGGTTTTGTCTGATTTATTTCTTAATATTTACTACCGCGAATGCGATTCCATCGCAAAAAATTTATCTGAGGTTAGGTCGAAACTACTGTCCAATTCAAAAGAACCACCAAATGGAATTGTCGAAAAAAACCTTAGAGAGAGTAGTCTAATTGACACAACAAAAAAGCTGACTGCTGTACTTTCGGATGAAAAAGGCAGAATTGTAAGCATAACATGTAATTACTTGAAACAAATAAAGAAAAGGATAGATGATTTATGCCGCGATTTTAATAATGTTGAATCAGGCATCAGAAAACTTCGTAACATGAATGATATTTGGATAGGATTAGGGGCAGACATCGAGCAATCGCTTTGTTTGCTTGATGTTGATAACGTCAAAAAATCTAATTGGATTTGGGGAAATGTTGAGTTCGATATTTCCAAAAAGACATTAGATGCACTAATAGTATCCGAGCGTGAACACCATGAAATTTTATATGCAATGTTGTCGGAAATAAACCAAGAAGCCAGAGTACGCTTAAATAGTCAAAATTCATCAGATATTGTGAAAAAAGAGTTGCAAAAAATTATTATTGCTATTAATAAAAGAAAAGACGAGCGTGAATCCATTCTTTCGGATGCCCTTAAATTATTACATGCACTTAGTGAGGCATCGGATGATGTTACGAATTATCATACAGAGAAAGAAACTATTAACCTTGGGATGACAACGCAATCTTCAGAGGCATACTTTAGAAAAAGTGCAAAGCAATATAAAGAGTTAATGAATATTGTTAAATTGTTGATACAACTTCTTGTTTGTCAAAGAGGGTAAGGTGAAAGATGAATCAAGTTGTCATAGGCATAGATTTTGGCACTACTTTTTCGTGGCCAGCGGCGCATCTTGGATTAGATGAGCCTGAGATATTATTATCCGACAATCGTGAAGCGCCTACAATGTATGAGTTGGTTAATCCGGATGGGAGCAGAATGGAAGTAAGAGCCTCTCGCATTAGTTATGGTTTTCCATCAGTTATTGGTTATTCCGATGAAAAGATAGTTGTTGGACACATTGCTACGAAACTTGAACGCCCTCTCCGAAATATTAAAATGCTTTTGGATGACGTGGGGAGCAGTGTTGAATTAGATGTGCATACTAATGGATTCGCAACAGGTAATAGTCGCGAGTTCGACAAATTGGAATTAGTTGCGAATTTAATCAAGAAAATAGTTGAGTCAGCGAATGAAACGCTTAGAACCGAAAAGGCTTTTATTGGAGATGTGGGTGGTATAGTCATATCTGTTCCGGCAAATTTCACTTATGATAAGCTAGACTTTATTCGTGAGGCGATTGAGGACAATGTAAAAGGAGCAGGGTTAAAACTTCAAGGTATAATCCGTGAGCCGATTGCCGCAGCAATAGCTTATTTCGAATTGTTTTCAGAACAGCAAACAGAAACAATTTTAATGTATGATTTTGGAGGCGGCACATGTGATGTTGCTTTAGTTCGCTACCACAATTCTGGATACCAAGTTATTGATTATTCTGCAGTAAAAGTTGGAGGACGGGATTTTGATAGTAAATTAGTGGAGCTTATTCTTAATAAAACTGCCCTTCCTAATTCTGATGCAGTAAACAAAAAAATAAGCACACAAGCAGAAGGACTCAAAAAGCAGTTAATGTCAGGATCAAATGATTCAGAAGTATCCTTCTCAATTACTATTGAGGGTCAGAGGCATACTTGCAAGGTGACAAGAGAGGAATACGAGAAAAAAACAAAGCCTCTAATGGAAAAGACAATAAAAAGAATATATGACATGCTAGACAATCATAAAAACATATCGTTTAATAAAATCGTTTGTGTTGGTGGTAGTTCTAATATGTCAATGGTTAAACGCACTTTAAGCTCTCAATTTAGAAAGCCTGTCGAAGTGGTTGACGAACCACAAACCGCTACATGCCTCGGAGTGGCGATATATGCTCACAACATTATGAATGCCGATTTTTTGCAAGATATTTGCAAATATTCGTATGGCATAGCGCGTGCTAAAGAGGTTTCCGCTAACAAAAATAATAAGGAAGCAAGAGTAGAAAACGTCATCCTAAAAAATAAAAGCATCCCCTCGAAAGGCAAAACATGGGGAAAGCCACAGCAAAAAAATCAAGAATTTGTTCTCTTGCCAATAATTGAATCTGAAAATTCACATCGGTCATTTCTATACCAAGATGTTCAAGGGACTGTAATTGATCCTTTGGCTAAGAGGATTGGTGATGTTGTTATTTATGATACAAGGCATCTTCGAAGATCTGAACGGATTATCGTTGAGATGGAAATAAACACATATGGAATGCTGGAGATTAAAGGCACAAATGAAAAAACGGGAACAAATGTAAGAACGGAGTTTAAGCGGATTCAGGAGTGAGAAAATAAAATTCACAAAAAGGGTGTCTATAGGTGCGGAAGAAGTTTAGGTCACGAAGTCAATCAAGACGAACAAAAATTATTGTAGGGTCATCCGCAATGGTATTTGTTGCGCTTGTTTCACTGGCGATTTGGATTATTTTTGCACCAGATAGAAGTGTGGTTACGGTTATAAATAATTGGAACATTGAAATTGAGATGAGGGACACTATTGCCTCCACTCAAGTGTTAATGTTTGACGGTGAGGATATCCGTGATACTCGTATACAAGTAAGACAACCAGCAAATATAGAATTGAGAATTAATTTTGGGATGGCGAGTGTGGTTGATGTCTTTATGTATGACTGTGATGATTTATTCATAGGAAGGCGCACTATATTTTTCGATGAATCGCTTACCATTTCGCCAACAAGTAGCGATAAACATTCGACTTTTGTAATAATCCCAAGGGAAGATGCTGATATTCGATATAACGAGCAGAATCATTTTACGGTTACCCCTGTTAGACAAAGGGGTGCAAATTTAGTCAGCGAAAATAGAGTTCGAGGAAATATAATTTTTGACTCTCCGTCTTGTTTACAGTTAGCGTTATTTGCACATATGGCATATTTCCCTTTTGATTTTAATACTGGAGAAAGACCGCACTATCATGATTTTAAGCCCTTTCACCACAAACCGTTTTATGACCATGTAATGAGTTACAATGCGTGGGGCTTCAACGCATTTGGGTTTAATTTCCAAAATGAGATGCTTGGTTGGAATTTGCTTGGTGTATTTGACGATGCGGAAACAGGTTTCAGGGCTGTCCTCTACCACAATGATGACAAAGACAAAGTGGTCATTTCAATAAGAGGGTCATATGGGGGTATCTTTGAGGCGTTAACCACACAGGAAGGAACATGGTGGTGTAATTTTCAGAGCTTGTTGGGAATTCAGCATTCGCATACATCTTCACTATCATTATTTTTACATGATCCATCTGTTTTTGAGTTGCTAACAGACTCCGATATTTATATAACGGGTCATTCACTTGGCGGTTATTTATCTTATAGGGCAGTTTATGAGTTAGCCCAAATGGGGCTTGAAGAAAATGTGAAGCGAGTCGTGGCATTTAGTGCGCCAACATTTAACATGGACACACACAACGCTATAAATGCATTGAATTTTACTACTCAACAGAGAATAATACATTTTTATGTTTATCAAGATTTAATAGCAGGTATTACAGGGGCAGATGGCTTATATGACTTTCCCGGTTATGATTCATTTGTTATTGTAAGCCGGTTGTTGCGAAATTTGAGAAACGTTCATGGAATGGATGTTCCTTCGTCTTTCCAAATAATTAGTGATGCAATTGGATTTGCTGAGGGTGTATTGCCCTTTTCAACGCCAGCACATATTCGAGAAGTTCTTTGGGTAGTCGAAGGAGCGTTTAGTGAAAACGCAATTAAATTCCAAGATGAATTTAATGAGTTAGTTTGGCATGAGTTGGTTGCACAGACATGGCATAGCCCCAGACCTGTGCCTAACATACCATTGATTCCAAATGTAGTTGAAGGTTTTGCTGTCGATTTGGTCTTTGATTTGTTAGACAGAATTTTTGATGCAGATACACATTTTATGATGAATTTTTACGATCATTTGTCAACTCAATCGCTGGCAATAAGATAGTAATTATTTTCTGGAGGGATTGCGATGTTTAATCGTAAAAAGAAGAACAAAAAGAAATATTGGGCTATTCTGCCAACTGCGGGAGTATGTGTATCTGCTCTCATTTTTGGGATTGTTCACTTTTTTGGTGGCAATTCAATTGCTGGACATTGGGAATTGGTCGATATAAGACCTACATCTGAAAGAATAGAACAGCTTCCAGCCGCGCAGAGAAGCATTTTAGAGCGATATTTTGATGAAAGAGTTGAATATGAATTCATGGAACTGCAATTTTTTGATGATTATTCGGGCTTAATGGTTTTGAATATTCAAGGATCAATAGAAAACCATCCATTTACGTGGACAGTAGAGGATGGGTTATTGACAAAAAGATTAGGGGTTTTCTCTGCAGTAATGGAATATGAAGTTACACGGTCACGCTTGATTCTTATCGACCATACAGAAGATGGCGGTGTCGTAAGAGAATTTAGAATGGTACGTTGACATTTCCTATGCGCTTTGGCAAGCTCAAGGCGTATATTTAACTATGTTCGTGGGGATATTTATTTTAAGCAATTTTACTTCCAAGAGTTTGAAAGGCGGTGTATATGGAAAATTATGAGGATTGGTTAATAAAATTCGGAACTAGAGTTAGGGATGAGCGTGAGCGGCAAAATCTAACACGGGTTGCTTTGGCAGAAAAAGCAAATACAGAGCAAGGTTATATTGTGCAGATAGAGCGAGGCTCTCGCAGTCCTAGCATGAAAACATTTACAAACCTGTTATCCGCGCTTGGGGTTTCAGCCGATTATTTAATATATGGCACTACGGACGAAGACCAGAATGAAAAAGAGCGTGTTTTGCAGGGCTTTTCTGCTTTGTTGAAACGAGGCGATGCAGAGGATATTAAAATCCTCTACCAGCTTGCCGCACATATGATGCGGAATAAATCTCCATGCGATTCTAACGAGGAATTTGATATTGAATTTAATTTTGGTGAAAATGTAAAAGGCTGGTCTAAAAGCGACTAGCCTTTTCATTGCCTTTTTTATTTACACTAAGAGAGTTTTTGCCCTCTAGCTGATAACTATCTATAGACGGAATCGCCTCTGCTACATTGCGGCATATGATACGTTCTAATTTCTGCTCCAGCGTTTCTTTTGCAGTAGGTGAGCATTCAGCAGATACTATGTATACGGTGTTGCCGATTTTCGTTTCGGTAATAGATGGATTCATAGAAGCACCTCCTGCTCCTATGTTTATTCGTATCTGAATGCATATAGAAGAAAAAGCGGTGGCCTCCGTGAAAAAGGACAAACCAGAGGATTATTTTATTGTAAATTTGACACCTAAGAACCGCATGCCCCTAAATTCAAAAGTCCACAAACCCCGGCATAATCGGCATTTCTATGCTTTTGGGGATTCCCCCATATGACGCGCCATCATCCGTATATACTGCCACAAAATCCCAATCCTCGCGGCTTTTGATGTAGTTTGTATAGTAATCTACTTGCGCCGTGTACGATGTGGCTTGTTCATCGGTGTCGGTAGAAACCCTTGCATATCCGGCCACGCGCCGTTTGCCCATTTCGTTTATGGGAGCAGATGTAAATTGGCTGATGGTTGCCGGAATAGTTGTGACTGTTCGTGCGGCCATTTATTCATCCCCCTTCGCGGCTTTTAATTTGGCAAAGTAAGCCTTGCGCCGTGCCGACTGAGCGGTTCTGCGTTCGGGTGTCCACCATTCGGATTTATTTGCGGCTTGTGCTTTTCTTAAATTTTTATCCCAATCGGGATTTTCAGCGATAAATTTCTTCATGCGGTCGCTGTCGGCTTTGCGGCGTTCGGGATGCGCGGCGTAGTGTGCTTTCATGCCCTTGCTTTGGGCTTTTTTGGCAGCTTCCGAGGCCGCTTTTCCTTTTTGGCGTTTTGCTTGTTCCGCTCTGCGTTCAGGTGTCCACCAATCCGTATAAGCAGTAGACTTCCATTCGCGTGTTACGGTTTTGCCAGTATGGAAGTGATATACCAACGTGTTTTTTGATGGCACAACTATTTGCCTAATTTTTGCATCAAAAATATTTGCATCAAATTCGGCAAGCCCCAACACCTCGGCAGTCACAGCTTCGAGGATTTTTTCGGGGATTTGCTTTGTGTCGCAATTGCATGGTCTCCCATTCTTTTTATTCCCACATCCCATTACTTTCTTTGTGACAACAACATTATCTCGGTTTTTGTAGTGCTTGGTAGACCGCTGGAAACCTATGCCGCAAACTTCACAAAGAATTTTACCTGTAAAAGCGGTTCTTTCCACCGATATTTTCCGCGCATTAAGCCGAGCTTGCACTTTGTCGAAAATATCACGTTCAATTATGGCAGGGTGTGCGTTTTCAATAATATGGCGAGGAAGCTCACCATTGTTTTTCTTTTTTTCTTTCGTCATGTGGTTTTCTACGAAGGTTTTTTGCATAATCACCATGCCGATATATTTCTCATTTCCGAGCATGGAAATAATTGTGCGTTGGTGGAACTTGCCTCCGTACATTGCTTTTATGCCCATTTCATTAAGATTTGCGGCAATAACATGTGGGGATTTTTCGGCAAGGTACTCTGCAAAAATGAAACGCACTATTTCGGCTTCATCAGCTTGCGGCACAAAATTCGCGCCATCCCAACGGTAGCCATAAACTTGCGTTGAGCTTTGTTTGCCTTTTTGGAAGCCGCTTCGTATTTTCCATTTGATGTTTTCGCTGGTAGAATAACTCTCTTCTTGTGCAAAAGATGCAAGAATTGTCAGCATCAACTCACCGTCTGCGGTAGCCGAATTTATGTTTTCTCGTTCGAAGCGCACTTCTACGCCAATTTCTTTCAGCCTCCGTACCGTCTGTAACAAATCAACAGTATTCCGGGCAAAGCGCGAAATGGACTTTGTTAGCACGATGTCTATTTTCCCGGCCTCACAATCAGCGAGTAGCCGCTGGAATTCCTCGCGCATGGCCTTTGTGCCTGTTTCACCACTATCCGCATATACACCGACATATTCCCATCCGGGTTGTTTTTGGATATAATCGCTATAGTAGCTAACTTGGGCAGAAAGCGAGTCAAGCGTCCGGCCTCGTTCGATGGAAATCCTTGCGTAGGCCGCCACCCGTTTCTTGGATGGCAGCTTGATATTTGTGGGTTCTAATTTTTGGATTTTCCGCATGAACTCCCTCTTTTCTACGACTCCATTAATCCCTCAAATGCGCCGTAAAATCAAGGTTTTTCTGCTGGATTCCTACCTTTAAACCGCCTAATAATGGGCGATATTTTTCAAGAAACATTGTATCAATCTGACAAAATTCATCTTCGGTTATTAATCCGTTTTTTTGCATCATTTTTACGATTGCGATGGTGGATTGGTATAGACGCTCTCTTTTGAATTGTTCGCTGTTCATAGTGCTACCCCGGCTGAATGGGCGATTTGATTAGATTCCGAACAATCGTCCTTTGCCACAGCCCCAAAGCGACTGGCGATATAACAGGCATGGTTGCAGAATTTTCGTGTTTGGTTGCCGTATGCTGTAAAGTCCGCGCCGCAGAACGCACAAGTAAAATAATATGTAGCCTTGCGATTAAGCTGTTCTTTATTAGCCACCCACCAAGCCATGCGGCATTTATCGGAACAGAATTTCTTAACCTTCCGTCCGGCGATTATTTCCATCTCTTGTCCGCATTGTTTGCAATATGTACAGTTCGCGCTTGGCTTTCTTATTTGATGTAGGTTGTTCCTTTGGCAATAGGATTTCACCGTATTCTTTGACAAACCCAGCCAATCAGCTATCTCAGCATAGCTTTTCCCAACCTCGCGCATATCCTTTGTGATATTTTTTTGTATTAAAGTCATTCGACATCACCGTTACCATGTTTATGACGATGATTTGCTTGTATGACAAAAATCCCCATGTCAGCAAGTACCGCAATGCAAAACACACCCATTGAAATTTATGGGAATACGGACAATCCGTACACGCATACCCTGTCTTAAATTTGTAAAAAGGCGGGTAAGCATGTACAAAAATGCGTTTCCGAAAGAAATGCTCGTGCTGAAGAACTGGACTTGTTGGCGATATGAGCCTGACCCCAATGGCGGCAAGGATAAAAAAGTGCCTTACTGCCCCAAAACCGGGAAACGAGCGAAAGTTGACAATCCGTCTACATGGGGAACTTATGAAGAAGCTATAGAAGCGGTGAAAAAATACGTATATAATGGAATCGGTTTTGTGTTCTCAGAAGAAGTGGGCATCGTAGCCATCGACATTGATGACTGCTTCAAAGAAGATGGAGAGCTTAACGAACTGGCTAAGACCATCCTCGCCAAAGCCCCAAAAACCTTCATCGAAAGAAGCCCGTCAAAAAAAGGTTTGCATATACTTGTGTACGGCAAAATCCCCGGCGGCGGCAAGCGCAACAAGGCATTCGGCCTTGAAATATATGCCACCAGCCGCTACTTCACCATGACCGGGGATCTCTGGCATGACTGCGCAGACACCATCGCAAACGACAACGGAATTGTTGATTATGCATACAAATTGGCTACAATGCGAAAAAAGAACACGGAAACTACAGAAACACCACCCACTGTGCTGTCAATCTTGATGGATGACGAACTGATAAAATTAGCAAACGCATCCAAAGATGGCGCGGATTTTACAAAACTGTATCGCGGCGAATGGCAAGGTGCATTCAAATCCCAATCCGAGGCGGATTTCGCTCTTTGCCGGAAACTGGCCTTCTGGTCGGGCAAAAACGAAGGGCAAATTGACCGTATTTTCCGCACTTCCGGCCTTATGCGCGACAAATGGAATGAAAATCACCATGCCGGAGGCATCACCTATGGCGCGAAAACAATCACCAATGCCTGCACTGCAACAAAGCAAGTATACAAACCGCCGCGATTAGCAAAAAGTTTGTATACAGCAAAAGCATCGAAAGACCCACCAGACCCGGATGCGCCAGCCGAAGGCGCACCGCAAGGGGAAGGCGAACGTGAGCCGGAAATTGTAGAATACCTCGGATGCTATTTCCGCAACAAATCCGACAAGTTTTATCAAGTCACCAACTTCACTGTAGAACCCATACAAATGCTGGAATATGAAGATGGTGCGCAGATTTCCGCAAACTTTATCACATACAAAGGCGAAAAATATCTCATTCACTTGGAAGCCCCAAGCATGATAGATGTGCGAACCTTCAAGGCCGCACTCGCCAAAAAGACCTTTGCATTAACATTTCTTGGCGGCAATGGTGACCTCGACCAGTTTAAAATGTTTCTGTACGACATGCCGTGGGTGAAAAAGCGCGGAGTCAAATCAATGGGGATATATCCGCGCAACAAAGGCCAAGACATTGTGTTCGTAACAAATAAAGGTGCAATGGGTGTTGGAAATGTTCCGAATCACACCATCGTACAACTGGAGAGCTTTAAGGAAATCCAAAGTGATATTCTCTCCGCGCCGCTGATTGACAAAGCCGGATTGATGGTGGTCGCCGAACATATATTGACCTATAATGAACCCGCAAAAGCTGTGCCCATACTGGCATGGACTGCCGGGTGTTTCATCAAGCCCCACCTGAAAAAACACAAGATAAAGTTTCCCCATCTGTTTTTAGTGGGTGAACGTGGTGGCGGCAAAAGTAACAGCATGGAGCGTGTAATTATGCCACTTCTCGGTCATCTGAAAAAACAGGCCGCTTCGCAAATCACACATTTTTCTATTTGATGAAGTCAGACACATCGCATCGCTAACTTGCCCGGAGGCTGTCACCTTTGTGCGTGAGAAAATTGGCAGAATGACCCGCTCCAGCGTGTTGGACTTTCCACTCCCAGCTTCGCCAATGTTAGACAGATGTGGATATTTTATCCCACCACGGCGCAGATGAGGTTTTATGAAACAACCAGCACTCCAACCCAATATTGGCACAGTTTTGGCTGGCTCGTTGTAGGTCAAGATGTGCTTGGCAAGAATACGCAGTGCATCGACAGTCAAAAACTCAGCTTTCATAATACTGCTGTCCAAAGATTTGAATCGCTCCATCTGCACAATGTCATTATTCTTTTTGCCACCAACACCTACTGCCCCTGTTGTGTCTACATATACAAGCTGTTTATTTCGCGGATAAATCCCGATGGCTTTTACTCCGCGCTTTTTCTGCCATTTCATTGCGTACAGGTGAATCTTGAACAACTCTAAATCGTTCTCACCACCCATGAATGACAGGGCGATGGTATTTTTGTTCAGTACACCTTCTCAGCTTGGCAACAGTGGAAAAATCGCTGGACAGTAGGTTTTGTGGGAATTTCTCGCCACTTTCTGAAACAAACTCGCACGAAATCTGCGCCTCGTCATCTGCGATTACCATTTCATGGGGAATGACGGTGAAGTTGGTGATTTGATAGAACTTGTCGCCTTTATTGCGGAAGTAGCAACCGCCGCTTGCACATATGTCCGGCTGTTTTTTCTGCGCCGGAGGCGAGTATACAGAATCGGTCATGTTGCAAGCATTGCTGATAGTCTGTTCGCCATAGGTTGTTCCATCTGCAGAATGTCGCGCATCCCATTTTTCTCGAAATAAGGCAGACCGCCGGAACAATCTATCCATCTGTTGTGTGTTTTTGCCCGACCAGAACGCTAACTTCCGACAAAGGGCAAAATCTGCTTCCGATTGCGATTTGAACTTTCCCTGCCATTTCCCTTCCCAAAGCGTAGAAAACCCTTCGCCATCCTTGGAAGCCTGTGCCAGTTGAATAAGCTGGTCATCGTCCAGTTCGGAAACCGCGCCGGGATGATTTTTTGATTGCTTCTTTGATTTCTTGGCTGGAGCGACATATTTTTGGTGGATATATTCAAGTACACCACCCGAATCAGTACCAATTGATTCAACTGACTCTTGAATTTTTCGACCTGTCAATGTAAAATATCTACCAGACGAGTACATTTCGACACCTGTTTTGCTGTTG